CTCCAATGAAACGGCTTGCCGCATGTCGGGCATGCTTCGGAACTCATTTCGTCTCCTGAGATGATAAATAAATTCCGATACCCAAAATCGTACTAACTACTCCGGCACTATAGCCCAAAAACAAATGCCAAATCGCGTCGCTCATTCTTTCTCCCCTTGCGCGATCACAGATGCCTCGGCAATCCATTTCTCTTTTCTGTCTATAAAATCTCTAATAGCATTTACGGAATCATCGTCCGCAAGTTCATTATTTAAAAGACTTATCGCTTCTTTTAACAGACCACAGGCTCTCTCAAACTTTACTTTAAGCTTATCAAACGATGCCTTATCAACGCCTTCAAAATGAACTACACCTTCTTTATTATCTAAACAACTATCGCACGGTCTATACTCTTCTTGTGTGAAGCACCCTTCACACATCCAGTCTCTACCACACTCAGGGCATACATGGTGTCTGATACTCATTCCGTATCCTTTTGCTTGATCGAGGATGCGAATACGGCTACTTCTGCAAAAGCATGGCAGCATTTACAATCACCCCTAATGCAGTTTATGCCTATTGTGTTGTTCAAAGCCTCAACCAGCTTTGCGTTTTTCTCGCGTAACTGTTTTAGTTCTATTAAAGCAATTTTATGTTGACCACCATTAAAATTGCTTGGATGTAAGATCATGCGATCTAAAGTTTTAGCAGTAACAGGATCTTCATAACCTAAAGTTCGTCTACGTCTCATGATTCTACCTCTTTAAAAGCTCTCATAATAATTGAATTACATTCTCCACAGTGCAATTTTGTAACTTCCTTTAATGCTTCAATCAGTTTTGCGTTTTTCTCGCACTCGGCCTTTAGTTTTTTAAACCACTCAACTCGATTTTTAACTTCTGCTTCATAAACGGAGTACTCGATAACACGAATAGTGTTTGGCATTTGAGTTTCATAAACTTGCGGCCATGATTGAAAACCTTCTCGATTTTTCTGACCTCTAATAGTCTCATGAGTTTCAATCCAAAACTCTCGGGGCTTTTGATTTTGGCCGGTCATCCTACTATTCTCCTCACCCTTTGCTCCTTAGCAAAGACGGCTTTTAAAATTTTCTCGTCCATCGAATTAGGTACCACCAAATAATCGCAGCGCACTTCGCTCGACGTTTGCCTACCTTTACGGCTTGCTCGTTTTTCACATTGCTTATTAAGTTCGTCAGTCCAGCTGTATTCGCCAAAGACGACCCGGTCTGCCTTCTGTAGGTTATGCCCGCGACCCATGGCCGCGATGTTGCCGATGATGAGCCTTCTTGTGCCCGCCTGAAATTCTTGAAATACCTTCTCTCTAACATCATGACTTACCCCACCCATGATTAGACCCGGCTTAAAACTAGATAGTCTTTGGTGAAGGTCTTCGCACACTTCTCTATGCCATGCAAATAAAAGAATGGACTCATTTTTAAATTGCATGCGCTCCTGTATATACTGGGCAATAAAGGGTATCTTTGATATCCCAAGTTCGCGTCTATACTGAGCAATTTGCCCCCCATCGTCATGGTCTCCGATTGCTGCGACATCCTCAGGAGTTAGTTTGTGTAAATTCTTTTGCTCCCATGCCCGCATTTCACGCGTTCTAGTGTCTTTGTTAATATACAGTAAAGACCGCTTTCGTTCTGGGTGGGTAAGAGATTTTTCAGTTACTACATGCATAAAGGACTTTTGAAGCTTCTCTTTAAGCTCCTCTTCATTTGATGAGTACTTAAACTCCCATTTACCAAAATCATTAATCCTTGCCCCGCAATACCTAAATCCAAAATCATGTTGGTCCATATAATCAATAGCTTGTGGGTCTAAAGCAAACACCGGAGCCCAAAGTTCCATCGGCCTATTTGGCATAGGGCTTCCATCTAAAAGGACAACGTGGCGAACGGTTTGATAAAGACCGCGAAAACCACTACCACCAAATAAAGCTAGGGAACGCTTGGCTCCGGATTCTTTAAACCTTGAAGCTTCATCAACACTTAAAAACTTAAATTTTATATCTTGTAACTCTTTATATACCCAAATTTTGGTAAGCATAGAATCAGGACATATAATGATATCAGCATTCCAATTCATTGATTCATATTTATCTGACAAAGGAACTATCGCAACCGTTGGCGGCCATACATTCATAAGCTCATAGAACTTCTCAATCTCTCGCCCCCAATTAAGAGCAAGTGAAGGAGGCACTATAAAGAGCGCGCGCCCTCCACAAATGTGGCTTGCAATAATTGCTTGCGCCGTCTTACCAGCGCCGGGTGTGTGCGCAAGGTATGAGCGCTTACGCGACAGTATCCATTTAATGCCCTCTATTTGGTGAGAATCTAAAAAGGATAAAGACTGCGGCTGAAGAGGGATCTGATAGAATTGATTAAGGCGCTGTTTAAAAACTTTTTGAGCCGTATCATTACTATAAGATATAAACTTCGCCGCAGCTTTAAGATTTGAAGTTGTAAATAAATTTTTGTTTTTAGGTAGCCAAAGATGTGGATCGGGATTCATGTCCGCGCTTAATAAAAATTCTCCCTTTTTATACTCCAACATCATAAAATTTTATTTTCCACGTTTGCTCGCGTTAACGATATTTTCAGCTTGCATTAACCTAAGATGACCTTCTAATCTTTGTCAACACCAACACATAAATATGTTTTGTAGCCATAATGAACGGAGGAACTGCGTGTCAATTGGGCATAAGAAAAAACAAATGACCTTTATCGACTGGATCAATTACTTAGGTACTGTTGAGATAGCTAAGTTATTGAAAGTAGAGACTGCAACTGTGCGGCAATGGCGCCGGGGCTATTGTTCACCAAAGGTTGAGCATATACGCCAAATAAAAATTCTTTCAAAAGGACTTGTAAGTTACGAAGCAATAATAGATGGAGTGCCGCCGCATGAAAAACCACGCACTTTATAAAGAAGCTGCTCGTTTATATAAACTAGGCTTTGCCATCCACTGGCTTCACCCGAAATCAAAAAGACCTATTGAATCTGGATGGACAACGGGCCCCCGTAAGAAATGGGACTACTTAAAAGAGACATATATAGACGGATTAAATCTAGGAGTAAGACTTGGAACCCCTTCAAAAATCAAGAACGGCTTTCTTGCAGTGGTTGACGTGGATGTTAAATCAAAAGATAAGCGACATAGGAATGAGGCTGTTGCCGCAGCCAAACAAATGCTGGATGGTGTATCTTGCCCCGAGGTACGATCTGGGCGCGGCAATGGGTCCCGTCACTATTATTGTCTCACACGAGAGTCTTTTAAAACTTTTAACCCAGCTCAATCAAAAGAAATTGTTAAAGTCTTCATGCCCTCTAAAAAAGCTTCGAAAAAAGAAATCGAAACGCTTACACAAAAAGAGATTAAAGAGGGCATAAGGCTTGCGCCTGCGTGGGAGATATCTTTATATAGCGACGGGCGCCAAGTAGTGCTGCCGCCCTCAATTCATCCTGACAGTGGTGAGCCTTATCAATGGGTGAGGCATCTTAATTTAATAGATGACCTTTCATTAATCGCTTTTAACTTACCTCAAGGAGAAGAAAATGGAGCTATTCAAAATCCATCCAAACCATCAAGCAACAACTCGCGCGGTATACCGAACACGGAAGATGCTGCCTTTAAGTTTGAAGCACAAGATGTTGACCTTAATTGGCTACCGATTACTGACAGTGTTCGTGAAGGCATCATTCAAGGGCGAGGAGTGCAGGACCGGTCGGGTTATCTTCTTACAGCCTCCAGTGCTCTTATTAGCGCTGGGCTTACTCAAAATGAAGTGCTTTCAGTACTCACTGATCCGAGCACGTTCCTTGGAGCCGTAGGCTATGATCATGCAAAAACTAAAGACAGAGCTAGAGCTGCGCACTGGGTATACAAATACACATTTAAAGATGTAGCCCAAGCGCGTTCAGCCACTCATGCTTTTAGTAAAGCTCCACCAATTGGTAGGGCGCAAGCTCTGACTGATACAGAGATAGAGGAGCAAAATAAAGAGTTTGGTGAGCTTAGGCATTGGACGCAAGATCTTGAAAGAACAGTAAATGGCGTTCTTAAATCTACTATCGTTAATGTCGTTTTAATTTTAACTAATGAAATCGGTAAAGACTTCTTAAAACGCGATGATTTCGCTTTCCGAGATAGCTATAGTTGCGACACTCCTTGGGGAGGTAAGAAAGATAGTATAGTTACAGATGATGATGTAGCTAATATCAAATTTTGGCTTGGCCAAAATTATGCCTTTGAGCCAAAGAAGGAAGTCATCTATGACGCTTTAACAGTTACTGCTTGTCAAAATACTTTTGATCCAATTAAGCAAATGCTAGAGGCTTTACCCCCTTGGGACGGTCGTGAAAGGCTCAACACTTGGCTTGCTGATAACTTCGAAGCTCAAGGTGATCCAGAGTATTTAGCTCAAGTATTTCGTAAATGGATGTTTGCAATGGTGATGCGCGTCTATCGTCCAGGTTCTAAATTTGATTGGATGCCCATCTTTGAAGGAGCTCAAGGTATTGGTAAAAGCTCCTTTGGGCGTCTTCTCGTTGGCGATAAGCACTTCTTAGACTGGCTCCCTAACCTTAATGATAAAGACTCAGCTCTCTCATTACAAGGCATGTGGGGCGTTGAGATGGGTGAGCTATCACAGTTTAGAAAAAATGAATTAGAAAACATTAAAGCCTTTATCTCAAGAACCGTTGATAAGCTTAGACCACCATATGGGCGCAGGCTTCAGGAGCACGCTAGACGTTGCGTCTTCTTCGGTACTACCAACAGAGCTACTTATCTAACAGATGACACAGGCAATAGACGCTTTAAACCACTCATTGTAGGAAACCTAAATTTTTTAGCTTTAGCCAGAGATCGCAATCAATTGTTTGCAGAAGCTAAGTATCTTTTTGATAACAAAATGGAGTCAGAATTGACGCTAGAATTGGCCGGAAAAGCTAAAATTTATGAGCATAAAATTCACGGCGAAAAGATGGTCGAAGATGATTCAAATTTGATGATTGAAGCGATGTCAGATTTCATCGAAAAAGTGCAAAAAGGCGAAGCTCATTTTGACTTCAAAAAATTCAAAATTTGGGACCTTTTTGATGGTGGTAGGGGGGTCGGCGGACCCCTCGTTAAATGGACTGCAAACAACAGAAATTCCCAATTTGCGGCAAAAATGATCAAAAAGTTGGGCGGATACATGAAACCATATAATGGGCGAAATTTTTGGTATTTGGACCATTTGGTCGAAAAAACACCAAAAGTAGAGGGGTGGGGCGAGGAACCCCCCACCATGGATTTTATGTGATTGTTCATAGGGGAAATTGCTTTTTAGGGCGTTTTAAAGTGATAGGTGATAGGTATAATGTATAAAGTTTGCAAAATGGTCATTTTATGTGGTGTAGAGCCCTCCCCGCGTAGCGCGCGAGGAGCGTACCCGCGTAGCCCGCGGGGTAGAGTCTATAGTTTGGCGATATGCCCATCACCACTCACCAACGACAAAAATCGAGATTTTTTAAAAATGCAAAAAGGAGGTCAAAATGACTAAAAATAGATACATACAAATAATCGAACAAACGCACGAAGTTTATGCAAAATATGAGGAAGAAGATAAGTCCATATTTTATTCAAAAATTTTGATGGCGGCACTTGATGGCGCGGGCATCATTTATTTACTCGATGGCGATCCCGATATTGGACTTAATGTGCCTGAAGACAGTTCTAATTTTAAAGGATTTCATTTCGGGATATTACCATATGGTGCGAAAACTCATGGCCAAAAAGGTTAAGCCTCTAAAGGTTGATGGGCTAAGTCCTAAAGACCTTCAGAAGATAAGAAGTGCTATAAGACAAGTGTGGCATAGATCATATCCGCGAAAGCTTTGCGCCTTGCGGGCTATTGATGAGAGCGGATTCTCAAAATGTGAGAAGTGTAGCGAGCGCGTGCCAAAAGTGTACATAGACCATATTGAGCCAGTAGGAGACATACTACATGGTGGGATAGAGCGGATGTTTACAGCGTCTCATAATCTTCAAGCTCTATGTAAGAAATGCCACAGTGTTAAAACAAAGCTCGATAACGCTAAAACAAAGAAGGCAAAAGTAGTTAAGCGTAAGTTAATTCGCGACTTCTATTGAGGCGGCATATACTGGGATTTTCTTGTTATTTTATTGCGGTGTATACCGGAGTATTATATACTATATTCAGTTGAGGTAACAAATGAGCTTAAAGAAATGTCCTTGCTGCAAAATACAACAAACAACTAAGAACACTGAGTTCAAAGGCCGAGTAAACGGATTGTTGTGGTTTAACTGTAAGGGTTGTCATTCAACATTTATCTTAAAGCCGAAAGGGAAGTAATATGAAAACAATGATAATCTTGATTTTAATCTTTAGCCAAAATGTTTTAGCATACACGCCAAATGCATCTAAAGGTTTTGATGCAATGGATGCAGAGGAGCAAAAAGAGTTTGACCAAGTCATTGACGGTCTTATAAATGAAGTATGTTTATATGATGTGCGGATTGCGGCAGCTACAAATACTATTAACAATGAAAAAGAAGTGCAGAAAGTGTCGGGCACTTCAAACCTCACCCGCTTAAATAACGCTGGTCAAGAACTGGTATATTCAAGGCGTGAAAGACAAAAGCGATTAGATGTTTATAAAAATACAATGGGCGAAGATCTTAAGAAGTATGAATGCAATTAATTCTTGACAGTGATTTAAGAGTTAACTAACAAGGAAGCATATGAAAAAGAAAGTAGCTAAAAAGAAAACGATTAAAGAAGCCCTTCAGATTATTAATTTGAAAGTGAATAGTAAAGACCGGGCAGCTTTAACTAAGCGCGCTAAACTATATGCAAGGGGTAATCTATCAGCACTCCTTAGAGAAGCGGCTCTTAACTATAAGCCAAAGAGCGGCAAAGTTCAGCTCTGGCCTATTTATAAATAATCCTTGACCCAAGCGATTAGGTGCGCAAGCCTAATCGCCATATGAAGTTAAAAGACTTAAGTCCCAATAAAGATAATCCAAGAACCGTATCGCCCGAAAAACTTGCCCAGCTTAAAAAAGCATTAGCAAAGTTTGGCTCACTTGATGGTGTGATCTATAACCGCAAAACGAAGCAGCTTGTTGGCGGTCATCAAAGAACAAAATTATTTGAACCTGAAACTCCAATTACAATTACAAAGAAATACTCAAAGCCCACAAAGAGCGGCACAGTAGCTGAAGGCTATTTTGAAGTTGGTACAGATCGCTATCCTTATCGTGAAGTGTATTGGGATGCAGCTATTGAGAAAGCTGCTAACATTGCAGCCAACAAAGGGGCTGGCGAATGGGATACAACAAAGCTTTCTGAATGGCTTAAAGAATTAAATAATTTTGATGCGGGTCTTGATATTGAGCTTACGATGTTTGACGACGATGAGATTAAAGAAATGTCGGGCGTTATAGTAAAAGAACATACGCGTGTGAGCGCTACGGGAGTTGACGAAGACGAAGTTCCAGAAAAAGTACCGCCGCAATCTAAACTTGGCGAGGTATACCAGCTAGGCAGTCATCGTTTGCTGTGCGGGGACAGCACTAAGACTACTCATGTCGAAAAACTTATGAATGGCGCCAAAGTTGATATGGTATTTACTGATCCGCCCTATGGAATAGGCATCGACGGGCAAAAAGAAAGCAAGTCTTTAAACCCTAAGCACAACAGAAAAGCACATGATTTTAGAGGTTGGGATAGCGAGAGACCAAGCCCTGAAGTGTTCGGACTTATCTTAACTTTAAATGTTCCGACAATAATCTTCGGCGGAAATTATTTTGCCGATTTGTTACCGGCATCTCGTGGTTGGATTTATTGGGGCAAAGGTCAAGACGGACAATTAACAATGTCAGATGGTGAATTAGCCTGGACGAATTTAGATAAACCACTGAAAGCTGTAACCGTAAATAGAGCAAGCTTACAAGGGTCAGTTCACCCGACTCAAAAACCGATTGAAGTGGTTGAATTTTGTCTAAGCTATGCTGGCGAGCAGAATAAGGTCCTTGATCTGTTCGGCGGCTCAGGATCAACCCTCATCGCTTGTGAGAAAACGCACCGGTCGTGCTACATGATGGAAATTGATCCGCATTACGTTGATGTAATTATAGCGCGATGGGAGAAGTACACGGGGCAAAAAGCAAAACTTGTGTCCCGTATCAATACACAGCTCAAAAAAGCTGCACGGCAGCCGGCAAACAGCCATGTCGAGGGCTAAGCACTTAGCTAAATTTAAATATCCTAAAGGCGTTAGCGGCAACCCCGAAGGCGCTCGTGCGCATAGCCCCGAGCTTAAGAAGATAAAGAATCTAACCGAACAAGAATTGGTGGAGGCTGGATCTTTGATACTTAAAAGTTCAGTTGAGGAACTCAGAGCGCTTAGTAAAGACGATAGCGCCACACCCCTACGTCGAATGATTGCAAGCGTAGCTATTAGAACAATCGCAAAGGGCGATCCATCAGCATTTGATGCATTACTCAACAGACTTGTTGGTAAAGTAAAAGACGTTGTTCAGGTTGATTCAAATAACGTTACTAATCTAAACGCCATCGTCGGAGTCGTTGACGAAGACAAACTGCGAGCGGCTATTAAAAAAGTCCGCAATGAATTATAGTTTCACTGAAGAAGATTATGAGAACTCAGCTCGTCGTATAGAATGCGAAGAAGATCATTTGTTCTTTACTCGCTATTTTTTCAAAGCCCGACAAGAAATGAGCTTCCTCGTTAACTGGCATCATGTTCTTATGTGTGATGCTATTCAAAAAGTAATTGATGGCGAGATAGAAAATCTTGTTATTAACGTTTCACCTGGTGCTTCTAAAACTGAAATCGTTGTAATCAATCTCATAGCTCGTGGATTAGCAATTAACCCGCGTGCGAGGTTCTTACATCTTTCGGGTTCGGATTCATTAGCACTTCTTAACTCAGCAACAGCGCGTGAGATAATTAGATCAGATGCGTATCAAAAGCTTTGGCCGTTAAAGATTGCAGACGATGCGAAATCAAAGAAGCGCTGGAATGTTTTAGTTAACGGACAGCCGGCTGGCGGTGTGTACGCAACATCCCTTGGTGGACAGATCACAGGATTTCGAGCAGGCTGGATGTCTGAAGGTTTTCAAGGCGCGATCATTATTGATGATCCAATAAAGCCTGAAGATGCCTTCTCGCGTTCAAAGATTGATGCGGCCAATAGAAAACTTCTAACAACAGTTAAGTCGCGTCGAGCTAATCCAAAGACACCGATCATAGTTGTAATGCAGCGAATCGCTGAAAACGATCCATCAGGCTTTATAAAGAACGGAAACCTTGACGGGAAGTGGGCCTTCATCACCCTACCGGCGGTCATTGATGAAGCATATGTGAAGTCATTAGAACCCAAATACCAGCGACTAATTCAGAAGACTGAGACGGATTCAAAGGGTCGATTCAGTTACTGGCCATATAAAGAACCACTCGAGCAACTTCTCACCATGGAGCGGGGCGATGGAGCAGACAAAACGGGCGCTCGGATTAGTCGTCATGTGTTCAGTTCGCAGTACCAGCAAAAGCCTGTGGTGCTGGGCGGCAATCTAATTAAGGGCGAGTACTTTGAACGCTACAAAATCTTACCTAAGATCAAGCATAGAAAGATTTTTGCAGATACAGCGCAAAAGACAAAAGAGCGCAATGATTTCTCAGTCTTTGAAGAGTGGGGTTTAGGTGAAGACGGCAAAGCTTATCTTCTTGATCTTATCAAAGGAAAGTGGGAGGCGCCAGAGCTTCAGAAGCGGGCGATTGCTTTCTGGAATAAATGTAAAGCTCGTTCAATTGATAGCTTTGGATCACTTCGCGAAATGGTGGTCGAAGATAAATCAAGCGGCACTGGACTTGTGCAAACAATCAAACTGCTTAACAATATTCCGATTAAACCAATTGAGCGAGTAAAAGATAAATTGACCAGGGTCATGGATGTAGTGCCTTACATCGAAGCTAAGTGTGTTTGTGTGCCTGAAGACGCGCCGTTTACAAATGATTTTATTCAGGAATGTGAAGCCTTTACTGCGGATGATAGCCACGATCATGATGATCAGATTGACCCAATGGTTGACGCAATTAACGATATGCTATCCACTGGTAACAAACTAAAGCAATGGGAACAGTTAGCGAAGGAACGATGAGAGGACTTCGAATGCGGACAAATAACTTCGAATACGATGAGCTTAGTCGCGTAAAGATTGCGCGCATCCTATCCAAAGTAGTTGCCCTTGAAGTAACAGTTAAATCTGATGTCGCAGCTGAAGGTACAGCTAAAAAGAAAGCGCTTGAGCTTTTAGATCATTTCTATCTTCAAGTTAAGCTTGCAATTCAGCTTGAGCAAATAGTGCGTATGAAAAACTTAAAACAGAATGAAAACATAGAGGGTTAGTAAATGCCATTAAAGTCGGGCTCATCAAAGAAGACAGTCAGCTCTAATATCAAAAAAGAAATTCAAGCTGGCAAGCCTAAGAAGCAAGCAGTGGCGATTGCGATGAGTAAAGCCGGCAAATCTAGACCAAAAGATAAACGCTCAAAGATTACAGTTGATGCAATGAAAGTGTTTTCAGCTGAAGCAAAAGCTGCGGCAATTGCTATGCAAACTACTGATGGATTTGATAACTTTGTTTCACGCTTAGGGTTAAATAATGACAACGCTTTATCTGCCGGAACCTACGAATTTAATCTCGTTACTCGAAACCGAATTAAGCTTGAGGCCGCATATCGCGGTTCTTGGGTTGTTGGCGCTATTATTGATAGCGTTGCCGAGGACATGACTAGAGCTGGAGTTGATATTTCTTCAAATGAAGATGACTCCGACCTTAAAGATTTAAACAACGCAATCTCTCGTCTTCAAGTAAATCAATCAATGTGCAATGGAATTAAGTGGGGCAGACTTTACGGCGGCGCTATTGGTGTGATTCAGATTAATGGGCAAAAGCTTGATACGCCGCTTAACCTTGATTCTGTTGCTAAAGATCAATTCGAGGGCTTACTTATTTTAGATCGTTGGCAAGTAAATCCAATTTTACAAGACGTAATTGATTCAGGTCCTGAGATGGGATTACCAAAGTATTATGATATTGTAAATAACCCATCACAGCTTGAGCCAACAGCAAATACAGTAACCGGACAAACGCGCGTGCACTATACTAGATGCATTCGCTTTATTGGTATTGAACTTCCGTACTTCCAAGCGATCACGGAAATGATGTGGGGAGAATCAGTACTTGAAAGACTCTGGGATCGACTTATTAGTTTTGATAACGCTACTATGTCTAGCGCTTCGCTTATTGACCGAGCTAATCTAAGAACTGTCGGCATTGACGGACTTAGAGAAATCATCGCAGCTGGCGGAGCAGCTCAACAAGGGCTGCTTGCGCAATTTGAAATGATGCGCTCACTTCAAGTAAATGAGGGGCTAACACTTTTAGATAAGAACGACACATTCGCATCAACTGCTTATTCCTTTGCAGGATTATCAGACATGATGCTCCAGTTCGGGCAACAACTAGCAGGAGCATCAGGCATCCCGTTGGTGAGATTATTTGGGCAATCACCTGCGGGGCTTAGCTCAACAGGTGATGCTGATATTCGTATGTACTACGATAACATTAAAGCGCAGCAAGAATCTCGTACTCATAATGGTTGGGAAGTTATTTTAAAAGTTATGTGGCGTTCAGTTTTTGGAAGACCCGCACCAAAGGACTTAGAGTTTAAGTTCGTACCTTTATGGCAAATGTCGGCAATGGATCAAGCAACTATTGCAAAAACAAATACAGAAACTGTTGTCGGCGCACTTGATGCAGGACTTACTTCACGCCCATCAGCGATGAAGGATCTTCGCTCAATGTCAGGAGATACAGGATTATTCTCAAACATTACAGATGAGGAAATAACTGAAGCTGAACTTGAGCCGCCTCCACTTCCTGATGTCGCAGACCCGGCAGCGGCAACTGCTCCTGAAGTCCCTGTGGCTAAAGAGCCAGTTAAGAATTTAGACGCTAAGCCTAATTTCTTTAAAAGATTATTTAGGTAGCGACATGCAGGAGACGGAACTTCGGCAATTTCGTACAGACAGACAAGTAACACTAAAAGCTTTAGCTATCGCTTCAGGCATTCCTTATTTTAGCATTTCAGGTATTGAACGCGGGCATCACACACTTACCCAAAAGATGTTTCAGCGAATTGCAACGGGCTATGAAATACTTGGGTTTGCTAAAGCGCGCGTAGTGTTGCTTGAAATATATCAGCGTGGAAACCCGCCACTTGTAAAGCCAGATCGTAAAAGAACTAATGAACTAATTAAAGAAGATTTTTTAAGCTATAAGCATAGGATGAACTAATGCGTAGTTTTTCGTTTGATGCTAAGAAGACTATTAAAGGGAAGTTTCAGCCAAGCCGTCAAGCTGAAAGTAATTTCTTTCGTTCGCTTAAAAAAGTAGCAGAAGCCGCGGGCCATATTATTGATACACACGTTGACGGTGTGAAGCTCGTAAACCCAAGAAAGATGCAGGAAGCGCTCGAGCGTTACGCAGAAGCTTTGGGGCCGTGGGCCACAAGACAGTCAGCAAAACTATTGCAACAAGTGCAAAATTCGAATAAACGCGCGTACCAACAAAAATCTAAAGCTATAGGCACAGCACTTAATCTTGGTGTGGCTGAGCAAGAAGTGGGCGCTACTGCCTTAAAACTTCTCAATGAGCAAGTTGGATTAATTAAATCAATACCGATTGAAGCTGGACTTCGGGCACAAAAGATTGCTTACGAAGCGGTCCTAAATGGGACGCGTGCTGAGGCGAATCAAGACACCATTGAGGAGCTTCAAAAACAATTAGGCTTAAGTACAGAAGTTGCGACCTCACGCGCTCTACTAATTTCTAGAACTGAGACAGCTAGAGCTAATGCTGCGATAAATCAATCGCGCGCGATGAGTGTCGGAAGTAATCAATATCGTTGGCATAATTCAGGTGATGATAATGTTCGCGAGTCGCACAAGATGTATAAAGGTAAGCGCATGCAGGGCCAAATATTCTCATGGGATAACCCACCAACTTTAAGTGACGGCATGAAAGGGCATCCAGGAACTTTCCCAAACTGCCGATGCTTTGCTGAACCCGTTTTCGATAATGAGTGAATTAATTTTTCTGGACAAACAATAAAAAAGCATTGACCGTTAAGGTTCAAGCTAAATTTCGAACATAAATCTTCCTTAAAGGAGAGCCACAAAAATGTCATTGCCAGTAATAGTTCTAAAAAACCAATTCGGCGAAGAGTCCATTAACAACATTTTACCGGGCGGAACAACACTACCAGTTGCTGACCCAGTTGCGGCTCACACCGTATTGATGAATAACACTGGAGCGACTGCCGTTCCTTCGGCTGTTGCAGTTCAATCAGTATCAAACGCATTACCTGCAAAAGCTGGCGTTACAGCAATTAGCGCTGAAGCTTTGGCCTCGGCAATTACAATAGCTCTTTCAACTAGCGATACATACACAGATGCAGCCGTTAATGCCGCAGTAAACGCAGCATTAGTAACTGTTGTTGCAGACATCAACGCCGCGATCACACAGATCAACGCGATTCTAGCAGCACTTAAAGTGGTGTCGTAAGTTTAAGTGAAATATTATAGCACGGCTAAGATTTCTGAGAACATGCATGAGACCCCGGAAGGGTTCTTAATATGTATCGGAGTCCCAATCGCGCGAACAGGCGAAATGGTTTATGGTGAAGGCGAGACGCCGCTTGAAACCGATGACGAGGGTAAAATTCTAATTACTCGCGATGAATCAGAAGTTTTCAAACCAGAGACCATTGCCTCTTTTGAAGGAAAGCCTGTCACAATATCTCATCCACAAGAATTTGTAGGACCACAGAATTGGTCTCAACTTGCTAAAGGTATTTTGCAAAACGTAAGACGCGGCGAGGGTGAACAAAAGAATGATCTCATTGCTGACGTTCTTATCATGGATAAAATGGCGATTGCTTTAGTAAAGAACGGTCTTCGTGAAGTGTCATGCGGTTACGAAGCTGAGTACACACAGATTGATGACGGCAAAGGTATGCAAACAAATATTATAGGAAATCATCTTGCTTTAGTAGAGCAGGGTCGCGCGGGCTCGGCCTACGCAATAAATGATCATAAAAGCAAACAAGCTAAAGGAGAAGGCAAAATGAAATTGAAGGAGCGAATCCAAAAAATCTTCGCGACTGCGCAAGATGAGGCAATGAAAGCTGCCGAAGACGCTGGAGAAATGCCAGCTGAGAAAAAAGAAGAAAAAGCCAAAGACGCTGGCGCATATGACGAACTCGTTGAGATGGTAAAAGATCTTGGTGAGAAGATTGCGTCTATGGGCAAACCTAAAGATGCTGAATCATCAGCTGCGGGCGCGCAAGGCGAAGTCGTTAAAAAAGAAGACGGCGAAGCAAAGGACGATGAAGTTGCAAGCGGATTAGAAGATCGCTTGAAAGCTTTAGAGATGGCCGTTTCAAAACTTCTTGAGCGCGAGTCTAAAGAAGACGAAGTGCCAGTAGGTGACGAAGAAGAAATGGTCGGCGATGAGGACGAAGAGTCTGAAGACGGCGATTTCGAAAAAAGCACAGCGGTAGGCGATACAGCATCTCGTGCGGAAATCCTTGCACCAGGAATTTCAATCACTAAAGACGTTAAGGCAAAAGCATTAAAAGCAGCTTATGGAACTAAAGAAGGCAAGAAAGTAATCGACTCTTTAACTGGTGGGAAAGCTCCGGCTTTTGATTCAGCTGAAAAAGTAGAAACACTTTTTATTGCAGCTTCTGAACTTCTAAAGGTATCGCGCACTTCAGAGCTTTCAAAAGCTAGAACGACTGATTATAATCCGTCTATCGAAAATGAAGGACCGATGTCAGCTGAAAGAATGAACGAGATTAACGCTAAACACTATAAAAGAAACTAAAAAGGAGAATTTCAATGCCAGCATATTTATTTTCAGCACCAAACGGCGTAGCAGGGGACATCACAAGAACAGATGAAACTAACGTCGAACCAGCAAAACTGGTTGCAGTATCGAGCGTATTTGCTCAAAAATTCGGTATCCCAATGGTTTACGCCTCTGGCGGTATTAGCCAATACGCAACAGGCAACACTGCAGCTCAATTCGCAGGGGTTTTGATTCGTGAAGTACCAAGCATCAGTGGAAACACTTTGCAAGGTTTTGACAACACAGTACCAAATCCAGATGTACCAAACGGTTTAGCAGTACGTGGTTACGTTTCTGTTAAGTGTGTAACTGGAACTCCGGCTCGTGGCGGAATCGTTTACATTCGTGTAGTTGCCTCTACTGGCCACGCGATTGGTGATTTCGATGCGACTTCAGATGCGGACAACGTTGCTCTTTCATTAACCCAAGCTAGCTGGGCATCAGACGGTAAAGATGCTGACGGTAACGCCGAACTGCGTATAGCACGATAAACTAAAAGGAGACATTTAAATGAAACCACTAGGAAAACGATTTAGAACAAAAGACTCGGCACTTGCTTACTACGTAAACCAGCTCGATAACTTGGACAAAAGGCTTTATGAACCTTTAACAAGTGTTAGCTGGGGCCGCGATATTAAGCTTCGTGCTGGTATCACTATGTCAAACGAAAGTACTTCTTTCATCCGTTCAGCATTTGCAGGAGCTGGAACATTAGCTTCAGCGTCTGCAGCTGGCGGCGGTATGCCATGGATTAGCGCTGAAACAACAGCAATTCCGGGCGTATCAATTAACGGCGAACGTATCGTGTTGCCACTTCGCTTGCTAGCTCGTGAAATCAGCTTTACATCAGTAGAGCTTGAGCGTTCACAGCTAACAG